TGAGAGTATTGTGACGCCTCTACCTTTGCAAAACTGAAGGCTTTTATTCATTAAAGCTCAAGTTTTTCAAGATATAGAAATCATGAAGTTCTTGTCGTACGTTTCCGACAACCCTCCTTTTTACTGACACACATCGAAGCACAACAAATGTCAAATCCTCAATCAACTGGTCAAAAATTCTCCCTAAAATCTTTTAAAACAAAAACTCAAACTTTAAACAAAGACTCAACTACCGCCGTTTCCGCGCCTAGGAAGAAGAACCATTCTACGTTGATAGAAGAACTCAAGTTAATTGGGTTGGATATTGACACTGGTTCTGAAAAGAATATGAAATTCAAAGTCCAGAAAATTTTGGATATTTACAAACACACTAAGCTCCCTGAGATGTACATACAACCTGGTTCTCAGTGTTCCTACTCAGATAGATATGCTATGCTTTGGCAACGTCCTGCAATCAATCAAATTGTTCCTTCTAAACAAGAGACTCTTGCTCGCTTTTCAACATATAAAGCCAAAGAGCTAGCCCTTCTTCAAAAAGGCTACGCTGCTGATTATGTTTATATTCCATCGGGTACCGACCCTTCTCGCAAGGTGTGGTTATTTATGTCCAAATTATGTTCGAGAGAAGTTTTTGAAAACTCTTTCATGCGCATGAAAGGACACTTTAGAACCCCTGCTCAAATGCCAAATATGATGCAAAAATTAATTACCAATATGGCTAAGCAAATAAAAGAATGTCCACCCGAGAGAATTATGAAAGCAGTTAATGAGTCCACGTGCCACATGCCTGATGCAATCTCTTTCTTCGAAGACCAATTAGCTAACCAAGTGCAACCTGTTGAAGCTTATTTCAACTTTATAGTCACTGCTAATGCTAACCCAACTTCTCCGTCCTTTCCTTGGACGCATATGAAAAAACCAACTGGTGACCCTTGGGGCACTATGGGTCCGACTAATACCCCACTCATGGAAGCTATTCTAGCCACCATAAAGCGTTTGCTCTCTGTCATGTTTGCTACTTTGGGCGTTAAGCCTGAAGATAGGAGTCGCGTGACAAACCGAGAAGCCTTCATTAAAGGCGAGGAGTTATATAGCCGAATGGTTAAAGAGATTTACGTCGATTTCGGGATAGATTCAGTTCTACAAGAATCCGTGAATATTAGACAGCATTCTAAACTACATGACTTAGCGCCACATTTGATTTGGCTTATGGGAGCAGGCAATGTTAAACCCGTCACTGCAGATGATGTGAAAGAAGGAAAACCTGATCGATCGATTTTTCAGTCACCGGCCGTTGTACGACTTATGTATATGGCCTTATCAGGGTCAGTAGGAGATAATTGGAATCACCCATCTGAACTACCCCACTTTGGATGGCAAACTGGTGGATCACAGGAGCTTTTAGAGCGACTGTTCGATCAAATTCCTCCACTAGCTAATTTTGCTTGGCAAGAGCAAATATTAGTCTCTCCAACTCCCAAGAGAGGGTTTGTTGCGCACGATTTTTCTTTCCGTAATGTGTGTTTCGCAGCTCCTGACGTCAAAGGCCAAGATCAGCATTTTCATAGCTCATTCTATGAGATTCTCTATAGAGTCTTGAATCGAGATTTTGTTAGTCGTCTTCCCCCTTTATATTCGAAGTTGGTGTCCTTATCCTTAGGCTTTTTGAAAGCTATGGAGACTACCCCTCTAATATTAACGTCTGGAAATGTGTTGTTTCAAGGTGCCCATCTCAATCCATCTGGTGGTCCTTTTACTGCGAGACACAGTCAAAATCACTCCATTGTGCTAGGAAATGTTTTCAAAGAATTAGCCCCTCAAGGATGCTTTGTTGCCCATGTATCTAAAGGTGATGATGCTTTATTAGCTCTCTATAACCCTAAGAGACCGGTGGGTTCAATATTTGATCCTTCTCAGTTACCTAAAGATTCTACAGACAACGTCGTTACGTATAACGGTTCTGTCGAATCTTTCGTTCAGGCTGAATATTCTACTTTAAACACATCTAGCAAAAGTGCTTGGATGATTTCGTGCAGAGATCACATTAAGAAAATGTTCTCAGTTGATTTAAAACCTGAGACAATTAGTAGAGTTCATTTAACTCTCTCTGATGTAGAGTTCCTAGGAGCTCATATAAGAATTATTCCGTCGGGGATCTATTGTGATTTTAACACTTTCGTCGCTGCGCGCCCATTGCCAAAAATATTCTTCTCCATATTGTGGGGTCAGACTCCTCCCGGAAAAGGGGTCAACCCCGATTTAACAACTTGTATGCGTATTTTTGCTGCATATTACGATGCAGTTTTAACATATGCCGACGTTGTCACTCCGCTTGTCAAGCTATACAATTTGCTCAAGCCAGGAAATGAAGCGTCTATTGTTAATCATACCTTCACTGAGAGTGGGTACCTTAGTGTACCTCAGGACTTTACTCATCTACCAGACTTACCAGAATTGTCACAAGTTTTTACTTGGATGACAGGTGAGTCTTGTACTGCGGACTTATCGCAGGGCTCTGTGGAAGGGGTTGATGATTTATCTTTTGAAGAAGATGTCTTTGATGCTTTGCCTCCTGCAAACTCAAAAGAGATGAAACAGAAGAAGAATAGAAAAGAGAGTAAGCCTCTTATTGAAGAAGTGCTACCCCAGGTCGATTATGAGGAAGAACCAGAACCGGATGTCTTTCCCGAAGCTGTCTCATCTTCAACCTCAATTTCGACTACCTCTACTGGTATCGAAACTACCGTCGCAACAACGACGATGAGCTTCCCTGCCTTCATGGAGAAGCTGTCTATTTCATCTCCCCCTGATGTTATAGATCAATACCACGCTCCTCTTATCCAAGAGCCCGTGATGGACATCGCCCCAAAACTGACTACTGTTAATTTCTCTGATGGAACTGTTACTTTCAGGTCTAATAAAGTCTATAAGCGTAATGGCAGACCATATCAACCTGAAGTTGTTTCAAGAGATGTCAGTACAGTTGTTGGAGATGCTCAGAAGAAGTATTTAGCCTCTCGCTTTTATTCAGATCATTTATTTATAATTGACATGCTTGAGTTTCAACAGAGGATGTACCAGGAAGATCAAGATGAGCTTGACGATGAAGTCGAGTACGACGGGTCTCTCTTCCAATAAACTTCACCCCCCTTTTCGGCCCAACGATAGTTAACACCATCATGCCTGTGGTTGTCCTTGAAGCTGTCTGGTATCTAGTAATGTGAACTAGGGTAATATTAAAACGAATGAATCTTTATGATGACAGATTTTAATATTATTATTAATTGCGAAAATGTACAAAAGACGAACCTTTGAC